CGGATTGGTTACCACGCTGATCAAAAAGATTGGCGATTACAGCATCGGAACCGAGCAACTCGAAACCACCAGTCTATCGACGAGTGGAATGAAGACAATTCGTCCGAGCGATCTCCGCAACAACCCAGAACTAACAATCACCTTTTACTGGACTGGTGCAGCACCAGGCATAACCACGCAAATGATTCCGACAGCGGAACCGTATGCTGGCATCAGTGCCACCATCACCTACCCAGGAGCCGGGTCGCTCCAGGGGACCGTTTTCGTCAAGTCCGTCAAATTTCCATCCTGCGAGCAAGGCAAGATCATGGAAGGCGAATACACGATCGTCTTCGATGGTGCCACTGCTCCTTCCTTCACTGTGGCGTAATAACTAATGATCACTTTGCAAAAGCATTTGGCAATCAATCTCCAAGGCGAGGAGATTGAAATCACTCAATGGCAGATTCTCGACGATGGCGTTCTTATCGGCTATTTGCCGCACGCTGTCGATTCCGAGATTTTGCCATTGTCAAACTTTCCCTGGCACAAGACCGACGAAGTCGTCGCTGAATGCGTCGCACAGCGTCCAATTTTCTGTCCGGAGGAGTCCAAGGTAAATCCGCCACAGACGCACTTGAAGCAAGTCGTTGAGGCGATCAAGGCACAACTCGAAGAATCGGACGAGGACGATGAATAAAGACGATTTTCTTGCTTCGCTCGCCGAGCCATTACGTGAAAAGGTGGTAGAGATCGCTGGTCGATCCTATCGCCTTCGCGAAATGACCGAGGAGCAAGGCACGCAGTACGAATTGATGATTCAGGACAAAGCTGGACGCTTCGACTTTTCCAGAGCACGCCGAGCCATGATCGCAATCATGCTGCTCGACGATTCTGGCAATCGGATTGTGGACGACGAATCGCAGCTCAAGGCGATGCCGCGATCCGTGGCCGGAGTCCTGTTCGACGAGTGCCAGCAGCTCAACCGCTACGATCCCGGCGAGGTCAAGGCGTTGGTAAAAAACTCCGACGAAGTCCCCGGCTGATGCTCGCCGGAAGACTTGCACTCGAATGGGGCATCGTGGACGTCCAGGCGTGGCTTGCATCGCTTCCGAGAGGTGCTTTGGATTTCTGGGCAGCGTTTGACCAGGTCGAGCCTATTGGCGAGCGTTGGGCACAATCAGCGATGATCGCTCACCAATCGGCATTTGGTACGTACTGCCAGGCCGGAAAAGAGCCACCGGACTTCGAGGATTACATGCCTCCGCGGTGGAAGAGGCCAAAGAAGCGAGTTGAGATCACGTTGCCGTCGAGCAGCAGCGAGAACCAAAAAGCGTTTGGCGGAATGTTGAAATCTTTAGGACTGGAGAAGGCGAAGAATGGCCGGAACGATCAACGCAGCTAGCCTCAAGATCGGCATGGACATTACGGAGCTAAAGGCTTCCGGTCAATTTGCATCCAACGAATTGCGATCCATTGGTCGGATTATGACCGACTTGGAAGGTCCGACTGGCAAGTTCGAAAAGCAAATGCAACTGCTTGAACGAGCCATGAAGCAGGCCGGACTATCCGAAGAGCAAATGGCACAGGCTCAGGAACATCTTGCCGCGAAGTTTGGCGTTGTCACGCCAGCGATGCAACGTGCTACCGCCGCTGCCGACGCACTTGAGAAGCAAGAAAAGGAACTTGCAGACCAGATGGCGTATGAGGCACAAATCCTCAAGCAACGCGAAGCGTTGATGCAACGTGGACGTCAGTTAACGGATTCTGTGCGTAGCTCAGAAGAAGCACGCATTGCCAAGCTAAAAGAATACAACGATCTTTTGGCAATGGGTGCAATCAATCAAGAAACCCACTCCCGTGCGATTGCAAAGCTTGATACCGACATCAAGCAAGTGAACAGCACTGGAGCAATGTTCAATAATTTTCTGAAGCAAAACATAAGCCAGCTAATGGGTATGGTTGCTGGATTTGCTTCGGTATCTGCCGCAGCAAATGCATTTAAGAAGTCGATCCAGCTTGCAGCAGAGTTTGAGGCGTCCAAAGCTGCGTTCAGTGTTCTTACTGGCTCAAAATCTGTTGCCAGTGCGTTGATGGTGGAGTTCCGCGAACTGGACAAGGCCAGTCCGCTCGCCGCCGCAGCCTTCGAGCGTGCAGGGAAGACCTTGCTCGGATATGGCATGAGCGTCCGAACTTTGGTGCCAACCTTAAAGCAATTATCCGAGATCAGCATGGGCAACGACGAGCGTTTCCAGTCGCTCGCGTTGGCAATGGGCCAGATCACCGCGAACGGACGGTTAATGGGCCAGGAAGTGCTCCAAATGGTCAACGCTGGATTCAATCCACTCCAGCAGATCAGCGACGACACTGGCATCTCGATGATCGAGTTGCGGAAGCGGATGGAGGAGGGTGGTATCTCCGCTCAGATGGTCGCCGAATCCTTGAAGCGTGCAACCTCCGAAGGTGGTCGCTTCTACCAAATGAATGAGATGATGAGCAAGACGCTCATGGGAAATCTCGCAAAGCTAGAGACAAGCTTTCAAAATCTTCAGCGAACTGCTGGAACATCTCTTGGGAAGATTGCAAAAGAAGAAATCACAAGCTGGATCTTTGGAATAGACATGGCAACATCTGCTATGGAAAACGCCGCATTCATGGCGGACAAGATGGTTGACGCGTCAGCTCAAATTGCTGGTCCGAATATCACCGCAGCAATGATTACGATTACCGATTTCATGTCGCATGGTTTATTTAGTTCTCTTGCCAATGCTAGCCAGGAGACCAGAAATCAACAACTTCTCGAAAAGCAGGTGCAAACTAGAGAAGTAATGAGCAAGCAGGTTGATGAGCAACTCACCAAGCAAATAAAGCTTTCGCAGCAATACGCACAACAAGGCGAGGATCTTGCTTATCAACTCGACCAATTGATCCTTGGCAATCGCGAAGCCGAGCGACTCAAATCGATGCGTGAAGGAACAGACTTCGACCAAGCACAGTCGGTAAACGACCAAAAGGCTCAACTTGACTTCCTTAAGGAAAAACAAAGGTTGCAGGATGAGTTTCGAGTGCTTGCGGGGGAAAATCTAATACAACTTGAGTATGAGCGTGACATTAGGAATGGAATGTCAGAGCGACAGGCACACGATCTTTTGTTCTTGCGAACAAAAATAGACCTTGAAAGAAAATCGCAAGAAGAATTAAAAAACGCTGAAAAAGAACGCATTGCAGAGGAGAGAAAAGCCGCCGAGGACGCCCAGCGAGCATTCAAAGATCAGCAACGCGAAGCCGATCAGTTGTTCAACAGGTTTAATCCACAAGATCGCATGCGTAGCGAGATGGAAAAGCTGTTGCAGCTTCGTCAGGGCGGATTCATCGACGATACGCTGATGAACCAAGCAGGCATGAGCCTTGCCGCTGGATTCGTCCAGAACGCATCTGGCGGCCTAGCATCCACTATAGCACCTGCTCTACGAGCCGGTTCCGTAGAAGCGTACAAGTTCATCGCACAGCAAAACGAGAAATCAAAGCAAGCTGCCGAGGCCAAGAAGCTTGCCGAGGACCAGTTAAAAGAACTCCGCAAGATCGCGGAGCAAAACACCAACGCACCACGCCTGGCGATGGCAGGAAGAAACTAACATGCCAAGCGAAATTGTCGGCGAGAAACGAGGCGGATCAGGAAGTGTAAAGCGTGGCGAGTCAAACTCGTTGACGTTCACATCCAGCGTCACGTTCCTGGTAGTCACTGACTCCAAATCCGTCACCAGAGAGGAAGTCCTGCTACAAACTCCCGGCCTACCGATTGTCGGCTTGCTGTACGGCCCGTACCAACTCGTCTGCACGTCGAAGTCCTGCACCCGATCCGAGGTCAATCCGCTTTACTGGGACGTAGTTTGCGAGTTTGAGAGCAATAAGGAGGACCAGAAGCAGGACGAGAACAACCCTAGCGAAAATCCAACAACTTGGATTCCAGTTTTTAAGGTCGATTCGTTCAGCACCAAAGAACGTGTCGTCACCAAGGACAAAACCACACCGACAGCAAAACTCATAGCAAACAGTGCAAAAACACCGTTTGAAACACCGCTTACCGAAACTCGCACGCTTGCTCAATTCAGTTTCACGCAGTTCGAAAATGCGTCACAGGATCTTAAGACGATCATGGACCGCAACGACTGCGTCAATAAAACATCTTTTGCTGGCAGAGCCGTGCGAACGTTGCTTTTGGAAGTCACTGGAGCAGAGCTTGGATACTTTGGTGGGTTTCAAGCGTGGAGAGTCACATATCGAGTCACCTACGATCCAGACAATCACGACGTCAATTTGCTAAATGTTGGTCCCGTCGACATCAACGGGAAGCGTTGCTACGACGCAGATGGAACCACCGCCATCATCGGCAATCTTGACAAAACGACTGGATTGTTCAAGGCGGCTGGTTCTGATCCAGACGAGGTCACGTTTCGCATCAAAAAGGAAATCGAGTTTGCCGATTTCATCAGGAGCTAACCGATGGCCGACGAATTCGACACCATGTACGCCTTTAACAAGGCCGACTCGACCGCACTCATCCGCATAATTGGCGGTCAAACCGTATCTGGTTCCGATTCCAGCACCACGCCATCGATTGGCTTCGATACTAGACTGGGTGTGGCAAACAGCTCAATTACAGCACGCAGCGGAACGACGCTTGGCACAGGCACTGTGACAATGAAGAAGATTAGCGATGTTGGCGTTGTCTCCACGTTTGATATGCAAAAGCTAGACACGTCTAGCAGTTCTATCACTGTATGGAATCCAGGATCGGCCATCGCATCTGGTGCCTACGTTATTTGCTTCCGCGTCGGAAACAAATGGATTGCCGTGGGGGTTTGCTAAATGGGGACCATTGGGAACTGCTGCTGCACTTGCTACATACCAGACAACTACGAACTTCCTACAATTACCAAGACTGGATGGACTGCATCAAGTTGGAGCGGGCTATGCTGCAAATGCATGACGCTTTCACCAAACGATCCATACAATTTGCAGTGGCAAAATTGCTGTTCGTCGGCGTTTTTAACACAAACCCGCACCATTGATGAAATCCGCAGATACATAAAAAAACCAACGGTAAAGCCGAAGGTTGGGTTGCCGACAGATTTGCTACCATGCTCTTTTACTGTTGAACAGGTTCACTGCTGTCCAGATCCTGAATCAACCTTGTTTGATCTAAGTTCAACCCTTATTCAGGAAAACAAATACAAGCTTTTGTCTGGAATAAAATTAGCATACATAGAGATTTGCATTTCGAAGCAAGAGGTTACATGCGGAGATGCGTCTCCTGTCACTAAGTGGATTGTGTCATCAAAGTATTTCTTCAATTATGTTGCACGCATAATTCGAGATAGAACCGTTACACTAACCAGGGAAATAACCGGATTAACCGATCCTTGTGTGTCCATCAACGACGATCCAGCACCAACATTGTCGTGTAGTGACGAGGAAACAGGAACCTGCGATCTGAACGATTTAACTGGGCCGGGGATACTGTGTGTGCTATCGAGCGGACTTGCCAGTTTCAACAGAGTCAAATTTTACGATACTCTTCCAACTGGTACGGTGACTTTTACGGATTCCGATCTAGGATCTGACTGCGTCTGGGATAGCTGCGGATCTAACGACGCTCGTGAAACATCGCTGTGCTTTTCAGTTTCTTCAGTTCCGGCGTGTAATGTCGAGATTGATCTTTGCGATTGCAATGTTTCCACCAGCAAGTCTTTAACACCTACAACCGTAAACATCGACAATTTGTGTTGCCAGCGGGAATGCATACCAATAACTGTACCTGGGTCGCCTGATTATCCATATACGATTTTTATCGGGTGTTGCGACGGAGACGTGCTGGATTCGTTTTGTGAACCAAGTGAATGCTATTCATTCGATTGCGGGACTCAAACAGTTTATGCAGGCGAAGCAATCGGCAATCTGGATGAGTGCGAGACGAAAATAGATTATTGGTTGAACGTAAGTTGCGCGTTGGGGCCAGGACAGTTTTATCAGCTCTATTTCATAAAAACATGCGACGAAAATTCTGATTGCTACTGGGATGAGTGGGCTGCGACTACTTGCACCTTATTCGGTTGTGGAACGATTAAATTTTACGTCTACGAAGTGTTTTTGTCTCGCGATGTGGAAAAAGCATGCACATTCGTCAGTCGCCAGTGCTGTTTTAATTCGCCTAGTTGGTCAGTAACTTTTGCTTAAAAACAGGACTCAAATGGCAACAATCGAACTTGGTTCTGGTGTAGTTCCCGACGGAACAATAAAGAAACAAGTAAAGCAAATGAGTACGCAAACTGTGAATGCTTACTCCCAGCGTGAGCAAAACTTAATTCCATCACAGGACGCTATTGGAAACGCAGGAAGATTTGCTTGGAAACTGCTGCATTCCTATCGAGGATGTGATCCGCAATGGATGGACCTATGGGTTTACTTCATTCCAAATCGCTGTGAATGCAAAACGGGATACCAGCAAATTATCAAGGAAATGCCACCAGACTACTCCAGTCCAATGGCGTTCTTCCATTGGACGGTACGCATTCACAACGCAGTTAATCGAAAGCTTGGCAAGGCTGAACTGACGCTCGGCCAGGCACTCACCCTCTGGCGAAACGTTCGGCCCTGGTCTGGCAAAACCAAAGCAGTCGTTACCGTTGCAACTGGCCGCGAGTACCTCGATCTTCTTGAGATCACCGGACCAACGATCAAGGCCTACGCTGACCGCTGCCGAGCGGACTACATCGCCTTGACAAACTCGACCAAATCCTGGTGGGGACTTGAAAAGTTCCGCACGCGGCATTTTGTCGAGCAATACGAGGAAGTGCTTTTTGTCGATGCCGACTGCATCATCAAGGAATCCTGTCCATCGCTGTTCGGCCAATCCTGCGATCTCATGATTCATGATGATGCACGGTACCTCCAGAGCATCGATTGGTTGCGATCTGAACGATGCGACGTCTGCACAGCGATTGGCATGGAGTACGACAACAGCGACATCTGCCTAAACTCTGGCGTTGTCTACACGCGAAAATCGGCAGCGTCTGTTTGGACTGCACCGCCAGAAACCATACCGACGAGCCACTGTGCCGAGCAGATTGTCGTTGAGCAGCAGGCGATCAAACACGGTTACGAGCTGCTCGACTCACGGTTCAACTGGCAATTTTATTTCAAAGAGTTCTGGGATGGACTCGACGACGCACACATCATCCACCTAGCGACTTGCAAAGACAAGCTAGAAACGGCGAAACGCATCCTCACCTAAACACGGACGGACTGAGATGACAGAAAAACGACCAGGACCGCCTCACACGTCAGCTCGTCTCTACCTGGAGGAACTGTGCAAAAAGTTTCCAGACGCAAGCAATCTCGGCCTAGCTAAACGAGCCAAGGCCGAACGACCAAACAGCTTCGCGACCATCGAAACCGCTCGCAGCACCATTCGATCAATCCGCGGTGCCCACGGATCTGCCAAGAAGAAATTCGCAACTCAACCAAGACCAAAGGGAACTGCTGGTCAAGTTCCCAAAATGCCACCGAGTCTTTCAACCGCCTGGGAACCGTTCCAAATCGACGCCAAACGCGTCGCGATCATCAGCGACGTTCACATCCCATACCACGACGTCACAGCGTTCGGATCTGCGGTGAAGGAGTTGAAAA